GAAGCCAGCGAGCAAATTAGAATTATTAAGAAAACCTAAAACCGCATAACATGAAAAAGACAGTTAACAAAGCAACGCACAAAGCCGCATTTGAAACGGCGCACGTTGAATACCAGGGACGCGAGTACAGGATTGAAGAGCGAGGCCACCAATTTGTGATCACCATGGACCAAGGCAGCGGATTCCGTGAGTGTGGCAAGTTTGGTTTGTGGGATGAGGCGTTTGTGTATCGCAACTTGAAACTAGCTGAAGAGGCAAAGGCCATTTTTGAAAGCCAGTGCAAAAAGTTGAAAAGTATATAAGCGACGTCCAATCTGGCGCTGTGCCAGTTTGTGAACACGTGCGCAATGCCGTCGATAGATACGTGGCAGATCGTGCAGCGGGTTGGGGATTCTCTGACACCTACGCTTTGCATGCCATTGAATTTATTGAGCAGCTTGAGCATAGTACGGGCGAATATGCGGGCAAGCCGTTTGAGCTCGAACCATGGCAGGCGTTTATAATTTGGAATCTGTTTGGGTTTTTGAACGAGGACGGATCTAGGCGTTTTACGCGGGCTTATGTTGAAGTGCCACGCAAAAATGGTAAATCTACTTTTTCCTCGGCGATTATGCTTTACGGGCTTATTGCAGATGATGAATCAGCGGCTCAGGTTTACAGCGCGGCTACAAAGTTGGACCAGGCAATGATGGTTTTCGGCGAGTCGGTGCGAGTTTGCCAAAATCTGCCATGGTTGAATGAAGCGCTTACCGTTAACAACTCTGTAAACAATCGGCGCATCCTTTACGGGCAATCGATATACAAACCGCTCGAATGGAATCCAGGCAAGCAGGACGGACTCAATGCTCACTTTTGTTGCATTGATGAATATCACGCCCATCCAAACGATGAGCTGTATAACGTAATACGCAACTCAATGGGTGCAAGGCGGCAACCGTTGCTGTTTACCATTACTACGGCGGGCTTCAATCGTGAGGCGCCCTGCTACAAGCACCGACAGTATTGCGCAGGGGTGTTAAGTGGTAACATAAAAGACGATGCTTTGTTTTCGGTGATCTATACATTGGATGAGGGCGATGATTGGACGGACCCGGCAGTATGGGCCAAGGCAAATCCAAACTGGGGTATTTCTGTAAACCCGCGCCAACTTGAGCAGGGATTGACTGAGGCCAAGGAGTTTGTACACAAGGAGGTTGAATTTAAAACCAAACTGCTCAACGTGTGGACCGATACGGCAATGACTTGGATAAGTGATAGTGACTGGAAGGCTTGCGATGGCGCGGATGATCTTGAAGGCGCTTTGTGTTATGGCGGATTGGATTTGGCAAGCACTGGGGACTTTTGCGCATTTAGTTTGTACTTCCCAGAATTTCACGCGATCCGATCATGGTATTGGTTGCCAGTCGAGACGGCATACAAACGCAAAGACGCAGCAGGGCAATCGATTAGACAATGGGCAGCCGATGGGCATATTGAGTTAACGGATGGCAATGTAACTGATTACGCTTTTATTAAGGCGCGGGTTATTCAGTTGGCGCAGCAGTACGACATTAAAGACATTGCATTTGACCGCTTCAACTCTTCGCAGTTAGTGATTGAGCTACAAAACGAAGGCCTGCAAATGTTTCCTTTTGGCCAGGGCTTTGTTTCAATGTCGGCGCCTACCAAAGAATTGGAGCGTTTGACAAAGGATAAACAATTAAGGCACGCGGGCAATCCCGTTACGCGTTGGATGATGGGCAACATAATGCTGCGCACCGATCCTGCGGGTAATATCAAAATAGACAAAGCCAAGTCGGGCGATAAAGTCGATGGGCCTGTGAGCATTGTTATGGCGTTAGGCACTTGCATGCAGGATGCCGCCAAAGAAAAAGAATCAGATTTTTGGTTTGTAAGCTTATGAAATTTTTGGATGACTATATGCAGGAATATTACAACAACCTACCGAGATATCGGACTTATGAGGACGCCTACAATGCAACCGAGGAAAAGTATTTCGGTAAGTTTGGCGTGCGTCGGTATAAAAACTACGATGTATTCAGGGCAGCGTTGAGCAGGTGGTTGGCCCAGGGGCGTAATAAGTAATTTGTTAACGTGAGTAATTTAGGGCAGTTGTAATTTGCGGGCGATGAATCTAAAATTCTGGCAGCCAAAAAGAGCGGAGAAGCGCAGTAGCTTATCGCAGCCAACTGATTGGCTAGTGAATACTTTACAAAATGTTTTCGGATATCAAACAAAAAGCGGTCAGGCGGTTAATGATCGCACGGCGCTATCTATTGCGTCGGTGCACGCGTGCGTTAGAGTTATTGCAGACGGTATTGCGGGGCTATCTTTAAAGTTGTATAAAGACGATGGCACCAATCGCGAGCAGGTTGTAATCCATTACGCTACAGCATTGGTAAACGAGCCAAACCCTTACCAAACGAAATACGATTTTACCAAATACATGGTGAGCCACTTGGCGCTGAAGGGCAACGCCTACGCTTTTATCAATCGCGACAGCAGATATTTGGGCATTGAATTGCACCCAATTGCACCTGATTACGTGCAACCAATCATGCAGGACGGGCAACTATTCTACAAAGTGAATCGAAAAGGATTCCCTGGCATGATCCCTGCGGCCGACATGTTGCACTTTAAAGGGCTTTGCGGCGATGATCCGCTTGTGGGTTTATCGCCCATCGTGGTTCACGCCGAAACCTTGGGCATTGATTTAGCAGCAATTAGCCAGAGCGCGGGCGTCTACAAAAATGGAGTATTGAAATTTTTGTTAACATCGGATGCGCAGATTAAACCCGAGCAGGCAGTGCCATTGAAGAAATCGCTTGACGATGTAATTGATGGGGCAAGCCGCAGCACTGTGCTACCCAATGGCATCAAGATGGAAAAGTTGAGCCTGTCGCCTGAAGAGGCGCAGTATTTGGAAACCCGCAAATTTTCGGCTGAGGAAATCGCCCGTATTTTTGGGGTGCCCGCTTCCATGATCGGCGCAAAGGATGGCATCAAGTCCAGCGTTGAGCAGGAATACCAAGATTTTTACGCACGTACTTTGGCATCCTATGCGATTAACATCGAGCAGGAAATGGCCCGCAAGCTGTTAACAGAAAATGATAAGTTAACCTATTACTTTAAATTTAACTTTAATTCGCTGTTGAGAGCCTCCGCCAATGAGCGCGCTGACTATTACAATAAAGGCATTCGCGGCGGTTGGCTTTCACGTAATGAGGCCCGCATGTTTGAAGATGCAAACGGATTTAATGGAGGCGATGAGTATTTGATCGAATCTAATTTGATGCCGTCGAGCAAAATCGATGAATACATGGACGCTAAGATTGCGCAACTAATGAGCACCGCCGACAAAAACAACAACCCAGAGGGAACTAATAACACAGAAGTAATCTAATGAAACAAGAAAGGCGCACATTTACGGGCACTGTTCACACCAGAGAGGACGGCGAAGGCATGCCAAAAGAAATAGGCGGCATTGCTGCTGTCATTAATTCCGCTACGGATCTCGGATATTTTGAGGAGGTTATTTTGCCGGGGGCGTTTGACAATGCTCTGTCTAAAGATTACGACATTCGCTGTTTGTTCAACCACGAAGCCGAGTTAATTTTGGGCCGCACAAAAGCAAACACCTGCAAAGTATTTGTAAATGGCGACGGTAATCTTGAATATACCTGGGTGCCAGATTATGAGAATCCAACACATATGAGCGTTGTGCGTTCTATCATGCGCGGCGATATCACGCAAAGTTCATTTGCCTTCACGATCAAAGAACAAATGTGGAGCGAGTCGGAAAAATACGGATCTATGGGCAAGCGCACAATCAAAGTAATTGAGGATTTGTATGATGTTAGCCCTGTAACTTATCCCGCTTACGCTGACACTGAAGCCGACGCCCGTAGCATTGTTGCTATGCGTGATCAGGAGCAAGAAATCGAAGAGGCCAAAAGAAGCCAAGCCTCTGCCGATGTTATTAAATTGGCTTTACTTAGATACCAAAACCTTTAAACAAAAAACAAAATCATGAATAAAATTAAAGCATTGAAAGAAGAGCGTGGACGTTTGCTCGGCGAATTGTCTACCTTGCAAACCACAATCGAAAAAGAAGCCAGATCTATGGCTGATTCAGAAACCAACCGCTTAAGCGAAATCGAGGCTCGTTTGGGCGCGATCAAAGCTGAGGTTGAAACCTTGGAAAAGTTGCAGAATCTTGCAGCTCAAGCCGCTGGCCACGTTGCTAGCCGTAGCGAAGAAAAAGAAAAGGCCGACATGGCTAAAGAGTACAGCTTTAAGCGCGCTATTGATATGGCTATTTCTGGCCGTCGCGAAGGTGTTGAAGGTGAATTTTCTGCCTTGGCTTCTAGCGAGTATCAGCGTAGCGGTGTAAGCGTAAGCGCTCACTCTATGAAAATCCCTTCTGAAGTATTTAAGCGTGATATGTCTGCTACTGGCGGTACTTCTGGTTCTGAAGGTGGTGTTAACGTGCAGACTTCTGTTGGATCAATTATCGATGTTTTGTTGCCTAAGACTGTATTGCGCGGTTTGGGTGTACAGCAATTGTCTGGATTGGTTGGTAACTTGGATATGCCAACAGCTTCAACTGTGCCTTCTGCAGGTTGGAACACTGAAAACGGAACTGCTACCGAAAAGAGCCCCGCGTTCAGCAAAATCACTTTCAGCCCTAAGCGTTTGGCCGCTTACATTCAGGTATCAAACCAGTTGATGTTGCAATCTAGCAACTCAATCGACGCTTACGTGCGTAACTGGTTGTTGAATGCAATGGCTCAATCTTTGGAAACTGCTGCTATCAAAGGTGGTGGATCTAACGAGCCTACTGGTATCATTGCTAACTCTTCAGTTAACGTAACTTTTGCAGGTGGTGCATCTTCTAACAGCACAAACGCAAACGGAATTGCTCCAGTATGGGCTGACGTTGTTAACTTGATGAAGGCTGTAGAAAACGCTAACGGCGAGGGTGTTGCTTACTTGACTAACCCTAAAGTAAAAGCTGCTTTGCAAACTATCCCACGCCAAGCCTCTGGTGTTGAAGGTAACTTCATTTGGCCTGCAGGTGGTTCTGAATTGAACGGTTACAACGTAGCTACTTCAACTTTGGTTCCTTCTAACTTGAGCAAAGGTACTAGCTCAACTTTGTCTGCAATGATCTTCGGAGATTTCAGCAAAATGGCTATCGCTTCTTGGGGTGGTATGGAGTTGACAGTTGACCCTTATAGCGGTGCAACTGCTGGCTTGACTAACGTTGTTTTGAATGCTTACTTAGATTGCAACTTGTTGCAGCCTACTGCCTTCGCAGTTTGTAAGGACATCGTAGCCTAATAATCTGCCCGCTTGGGGGCGTAAAAGTTCCAAGTGCCGGGGGTGATCTTGACTGCATCGCCCCTGGGCCAATATGAAAGTGAGATTTACAGCAAACCCTACAGGGCAATTTAATTTAAGTTACAACGTAGGTGAAGAAGTAATAATGGAAACCAAGCAGGCCATGCTCTTAATTGAGGCGGGTGTTGCTGAAGAGATTGCAGTATTGACGCCTACCAAAAAGAAGGCAAAGCCAGTAAACCCTGAAACCGAACTAGACGCAGAATAATGTTTGTCAGCCGTAGATATACCGCCTTCGCAAATGCCGCCACTGATTACCTCAGTTTGGCAGATGCAAAAACCCATTTAAGGGTTACAAGTTCCTCAGATGATACTTACATTTCGGGGCTTATCTCTATGGCAATTGATGCCTGCAGTAATTATTTGGGCTACTCGATTCGCAAAGGGACGGCAAAGTATGGCTTTGACTCATTTACAGGCCAGCCTGCGCTCGTGAATCCCGTGAATGGTCTGAATATACCTTCGGGAAATTATCTGCGCTTAAACACGCGCTGTTTGGCTATTAACTCCGTGAGCTATGTGAACGACTCGCAGGCAGTTGTTGCTTTTGATTCTGCCGATTGGTTGGCTTCACCTGATCCAATGGGTGGGTATAGCAGAAATATCTTTTTTGAAAATACGCCATCCTCTATAACGGATGATGTTATTAAATACATTGTTGAAATCTCCGAGGGATTTAATCCTGTCGGCACTTCTTCTGTAGATCCCGACACCATCATGCCCGCAACAATTAAACACGCGGCGCTTTTGTTAGTGGCTCAGTATTATGATAACAGGCAGGCAATCATTACGGGCAGTATTAACGGCGAAATGAATTTTGGCTTTCACTACCTACTTGATCCGTACAAAATCCAAATCATGATCTAATGAATGCGGGGGTAATGGACGTTTTGGTAAGTCTGCAAAGTTATACCGAAACCATAGATACAAACACAGGCGAGAAGCTGCAAACGTGGACGGAATATGCAACGGCCTGGGCGCAGCGTGTTGAGCAGGAAAGTGGTGCCGAGAATGTAAACGCAGACAGGCGCGAGCACAAGCAAATTGTGTTTTATACTATCCGTTTCAATTCGGCCGTAGGCGTCAAGCACAGGGTAGTAGATGACAATGGAGCGCACAACATTGTTAACATAGCAAACCTGCAGCGGAATCTATATTTGAAACTACAAACCGAATTAACGCAATAATGGCAAAAATCGACGGACTCGCTGAAACCTTGGAAGCCCTAAAGGCTATGGGGGTCAGTGTGAAAAGTCGTAAACTTCAGCAAGTTTTAAAGAAAAGCGCAAGCCCAATTATCGCAACGGCCAAAAGTTTGGTGCCAGTTGATACAGGCGATTTGCGGGACTCAATCGGTTTCATCAATAGCAAGGATAATCAGAACTATGACAAGGCTTTGATTGGCTTGCGCAAGGAGTACCACAACAACTACCTAGGCGTGATGTATGAATACGGCACGGTTGAGCGAATCCAATCGAGCACAGGCCGCTATACAGGCGCCATCGCCCCAGTGCGTTTTATGCAGCGGGCCGTCGATTCAAACGCCACAAGCGTAGAGGAAAACATAATGAAAGGCGTTGATCAAATCATTGCCGATTTAGCAAAGAAAAATAATCTAATATACAAATAACCATGGCAACTACTGGACCAGTCAACGGCACGCTTATAAGCATCTACAAGGATGTTAGCGGTACCTTAACTAAAATTGCAAACGCAACTTCTCACTCGATGGATATCTCAAAAGATATGATCGACGTTACTAACAAAGACAGCGCAGGCGCTAAAGAATTTATCGCGGGCGAGTATGGCTACACTTTGAACGTTGAAGGTATTTTTGAAGGCGATTCATCTGTAAGCACAAGCGGTTTGTCTTACAAAGATTTGTTAACTGATTTGCTCGCGGGCACTCAATTAACTGTTGTAATGACTACCAACGTTAGCGGAGATGAGAAATTCACAGGCGGCGCTTTCTTCAGCAGCTTATCACTTAGCGCACCTAACAATGACAAAGCAACCTTCACAGGAACTTTGCAAGGTACTGGCGCCTTGACCATTGGCACCGTATCGCCTTAATACTTTTTGTCTTATCTTTGTGGCATGAGCCACATTATCATCGGGGGTGTTCAGCACCCCCTTTTGTTTAACATGAACAGCCTGCGCAACGTTATGCAGTTGGCTGGGATGGAAAATTTCGCAGATCTAAACCTGCAAAAAGACCTTGCCAAATCGATGGACTTCGCACTAGCCTGCGCGTTCTATGGGATTCTGGAAGGCTACGAAGCCGACGGCAAAAAAACGCCATACCCCACCATCCAAAAGTTGGGCGCATCGGTTAAAAGATTTACAGAGTTGAGCCCTGCATTGGATGGATTCACGCAGGCGGTGAGTGATTTTTTTAGCACCGACGAGCCAGAGGGAAAGTAAAAGCCAAGGGCGACGGCGCACCGCTAACTTGGCGCAAGATTGAGCGCATCAGTTACGGCGAATTGAATCTAACTGAGCGAGAGTTTTGGAAATGCTCGCCACGTTTTTGGCGTTTAAAATTGGAGGGCATGCGTGAGGCACAGCAACAGCAGTACAGAAACCAATGGGAGATCACTCGCTGGGCAGTTGCTACAGGTATGGCGCCCCACTTAAAAAAGCCAATAGAACCGAAAAGGCTGTTAACATTTCCGTGGGAGGAGTCCGACTATATTAGTATTGAGGAAGCGGTTAAACTATATTCGCATGTCTTTGATAAATTAACACCGGACGCCAAGGCATGAGCGCACCCATAAAAATAGTCTACAACATTTTAAGCAACAACTCAGCCCTCACGGCGTTGGTTTCTACGCGCTTAAATCCCATACGGATTCCGCAAGAGTCTGCATTCCCTGCAATCGCTTATAATTTAGTCAGCATTATTGCAAGCCCTACCAACACAAGCCACTCACGCACAGACTTTGCTCGGGTGCAAATCAGTAGCTTTGGCACCACGTTTGCAAGCGCTACGGCCGTCGCTGCTGCAGTGCGCACTGCATTGGAAGCAGTAACATTGCCCGGCACTTTTAACTCTGTAAAATGCCAAACTATCGAATTTGATGGCGAGGTGCAATTGGCAGAGGATGAGGCAGGATTTGCGGGAATTTACCACGTTGCTCAGGACTTTATAATTAACTATACAAGATAATGGCAAGGTCGTTAAATATAGTAATTGGCGCAAACATTGAAAAGCTCAGACAGGGCTTTAATGATGCGATATCAGTAATCAAAAAGGCGGGCGGTGAAATGTCTGCCGACGTTGCAAAGAGCGCAAAGAGCATTGAGGAGAAGCTTGCAGCGATTGCAACAAAAAACCCAACTATGGCAACTGTTAGGCAGTTGACTCAGTTGGCTATGGAAGCCCGGGCATTGGGTCCAGAGTTCCAAAATGTAGCTAATGATATAATTCGTGAAGCGGGTAGGATTAAAGATAGCATAGGCGATGCCAGGGCGGAAGTTGGATATTTTGCAAGCGATACCCGACGCCTCGATGCGGTATTGGGTGCAGTTGGCGCTATAGCCGGGGCTTTTGGGGCCGTTGAGGGCGCACTTGCATTGGCAGGGGTTGAAAACGAGGATCTACAAAAAACAATGGTAAAGCTTCAGGGCGCCATTGCTTTGGTGAATGGAGTGCAAGCGATACAAAAAGTGTTGCTAGATGAGAATGCAACCAAAACGGGAGTGCTCGCCCTAGCAAACAGAGTATACACGAGCGCAACCGCAGGCGCCACAGGTGCTACATTGGCATTTAGAACGGCCTTAATGTCTATAGGTATTGGTGTTGTTGTTGCAGGAATTGGCGCACTAGTCGCAAACTTTGACAAATTAAAAGACGCAATTTTCCCAGCCGATGCAGCGTTAAAAAGTTTAAACAACACTCTTGATAAGACCATAGCAAAAAATGAAAATGATATTAAAATCCTAGAAGCCAAGGGCGACAAGTTGGGCGCCTTTGCAAAGCAAGAGCAAAACTTAAATATAACTTTACAAAAGGCTCGCGCCAACTTTGGCAAAAACAATAAAGAGAACTGGGGCAAAATAATTGACGACACTAAGACAGCCCTTTTAGTTTTAAAAATTGAGCGAGACAATTACAATACAGAAGAGGCGGCTAAGCAAGCCGAGCACGCAGCAGATGTTTTAAAACAGCAGCAAGATGCTTATAACAAACGCCTTGCAAAACAGCGTAAGTTTAACGAAGAGCAGGCCAAAATAGAAAGGGAAGGGCAAGAGCGAGTAAGCAGTTATTACTCTATTGACAGACAAGGCATAGACAAAGCAACGCCAAAACTAAACCCTAAGCCAATTAGCGGGCCTATTCAGTCTACTAGCAAAGCCATGACGGAAGCCGAGCGAGAGATTCGAGCATCTGAACTAAGGCAGGCTTTAGACGCTGAGGATTATCAGGAGAGAATGACAAAATCTATGGAGGGCGTTAACCAGGCGTTTAATAGTTTGACCGCTGACGGACTAGAAGCGTTTGGAGTATTATTGGGCGATATTATGACGGGCCAAATTGGAAGCTTTCAAGATTTTGGCAAGAAATTACTGGGAGCGGTTGCGGCATTCATGAAATCATTTGGGCAAGCATTGATTGCAACGGCCACAGCGTCGAAGGCTTTTAAAGAGTTGCTAATTAAAA